GCCGTATGTCGCTTCCATAAAGATAGAAGGGCAATATTGCTTGGTGCTTTCTTCTTGTACGCGAACTTTTTGTACGCCCCAATTTCCGAATTTAACGCCACTCTTTACGAAGATAGGCAATTTGTAAATTTTGTCATCTCCGCTTATATAAGAAGGTACTTTGCCCATGCGAACAAAAGTAACGCCGCAGTAATCAGGTAATTGTACTTTCTCTGTAAGAACTTTACCGTTCATAAAGTCATTGCTGATATAAATGCCGCTTTCGCGTAATTTTGTAACAGCAGGGCCGTTTACAACCATTGATATTTCATCATAATCAAAATCAACTTCGGCATCTTGCATTTTTTCCAAAACTGCATTGATTTGTTTTAAAATATCGCCGCTTGCAAAGGTGGATGCAATGGTATTATTTGCACCAAAGGAAGTGGAAACTTCTCCATATTTCCCTGTTTTATTTACGCCATAAAAACCGTCCAAGATAACTTCATCTTTAAAGCGGTTAATTGCTGCGTGTCCGGCTTGTACAATAGCACTTGTCGGATCTGCACTAGATTTTAATAAATCTAATGTGTCTAATAAGACAGTCCCATTTTTTAAGATAGGTGTAATCCACCTTCTTTTAAGGGATATATCTTCGTAATCTGTATCAGCAAAGCGGGTTGTTTTTTCGCTCAATGGGAATTCGCCCACTTGATTTGCAACAACTGCTGCTTCGCCTTTACAGGGCTGAGTCGTAACACGGCTTTCCAACTTTGATTGTTTTTGTTGGCAGAGCAATGTTAGAGTATTCAGATACTGCTTCTCATACAATACTTCTTGTTCATTATTCATTTATTTGCTCCTCGCCGCGTTACACTTCCGGCTAAAAAGTTTTAGCGGCCTTATTTTATTTTTTAGACCTTTTTTTAGTGTCTAAATCTTTTTTAAAGTCCTTGTCATCTTCAAAGACCTTAACAATTCGTTTAAGGGATTCATACACTCCCGTTCTGCCTATCATAGCACCGGCTGGGCTACTAAGGCGTCTTAATTCTACTTGGATTCTTCCCAAATCAACCATTATTAGCACCGCCTTGATATGCTATTTTATGCAAATGATCCCATTTTTCTCTTGCTTTTGCGTCGCCTTTTACCATATCAGCAGCAAATTGCGGATCTTTCATAAGGCGTTCAATTTCGGCTTGTGCTTGTTTCGGATCATTTAAATTATTTGTTTGGCTTGAACCGTTAATACCTTTAATATCGCCGTCTTTAATTAAATTGCCGAACTTTACCATGGTCTTATAAACCCACGCCGTACCTTTTGCTTTTACAAGGCCGTCCACTTCTTCCGGTGTTAAACCAAGCGCCTGCGTAGCGCGTTTTGCCAAAGTTTCGTTTGCGTCGTAGTTTGATCCCCACTCGGCTTTAAGTGCTTCGGTTGCTTTATTAAATTCTTCTTCGTCTGCTTTTGCTTTTGCCTCTTGGCCCTGGGCAATTATTTCGTTCCATTTTGGAACTAAAGTGTTTAATTGCTTTTGGCTGATTCCTGCAGCAAATAAAGCGGGTGCAATTTGTTTTGCAAATTCATCGCTTTGACCTTCGCCTAAGTTAAAAGCATATTTATCGGCGCTTTCCGGGCGGCCGAGTTTGGCATAAAAAGCATTAAGTTCTTCTTCGGTGCTTTTATCTGTCGGCAAGGCAATCATATTGTCGGCCGCTTGCAAAGCAGTAACAATATCATCTGCGCTCTTATAACCTTTAGAGGATATAAAAGTGCGGTTTTCTTCCTTAAAGTTATTAAGGAACTGTTCAGGCAAACCCTGATTTCCATTATCTTCCATTTTGTATTTCCTCTCTTACTATTTCTTCTATTCTTTCATCGGGCATATTTATTTGCGCCATAATGAAAGACAAAACTTGCCTTCTGCCGATATTTATAAGCACCTGTTTTTCGTCAATTTCTCCGCGTTTATTTACGGCATTTCTTGCCGGATCACTCGGGCAAAAGCGCCTTATTTCGCTTAAAACGCATTTAACTTCCGGCTTTTTATCGTCAAATACCATGCGGAAACTTGAGCGCTTTTTAAACATGTATATTGAGAGTTTTTGCCTTGCGGCTTTTAAAATACCCATTACAATATACCCCCAATTCCGCCTTTGGCTTGTGCGTCTGCCATATCTTTTGCGCTCTTGCTTATAACCGGTGCTGCGTTAAGCATCTGCTCGGCTTGTTTAAGTTGTGCTTCGCTCATATCTTTTGCTTCTTTTTCTTCGTCGCTGTTAAACATCTTTTTCGGTGCGCCCCAAATATTTGCGACTGCTTTAAGTGTTTCCACAGCGTTTATTTGATTTTTAATTGTCGGATCAAAATTCTGTAAAGCAGCAGCGGTTTCAAGTGTCCTCATAATAGCAGTTCCTTCGTCGGCTTTTTGAGCGCGTACGATAGGGCTTTCGTATTTAATACTAAAGAACACTTCCCCGCTGCCGAGTGCCTCTTGCAGTTCTTCCGGTACGGGCGGTAAGTCGCCTTGTCTTTCTGCAAGTTCCACTTCTTTGACAATCAGCGGGCTTAAAAACTCTTTTTCGCGTCTTGAGGTAAAACTACCAAGCAAAGTGCCTTGTTCTTGTGCGCGTTGCATTACTTCGGTTGCGGTCATATTCGGCTTGTTTACAAGTATTTGGAACAAGTTTAAGTTAAACCCTTCGTTGATAACAGTTCTAAAGTCCTGTATCATTTCCAAAGTAAGCGGTGTTTGTGCGTGGCTTAATAATTCTTTAATGCGTTCATTTCCGTTTGCGTCAAGTCCGCCCTGTATCAAAACGCCATTATTTAAAAAGCGTCTTTCAATCAAATCGTCCTCAGTTGCAAGATAGTTCGGGTTCGTTTGCCTGTCAGAAAGTGTCAGCAAATCAGCAATCATTTTGTTTAAGTCGCGCACTTCCGGCATACAAAGCAGTATCGGCGCATACCCGTAAGGATCAGTTAAACTCGGCATAATATCATAGCGTTGATAGAATAAAGGGCAAATATCATATCCGCTTTCTTCAATCAGTTCGCCGGTAGTTATGCAAACATAAACGCTTGCATATTTCTTTTTTGTTGCAAGTATAGATTTTTTATCGTAATCGGTGTTTGGGTAAACCGCCCATAAAAACTCAAATTCATCTGTAAGATTCTTTGCGTTTTTAATTTTCTCCGGGCAATTTTCGCCAAACTCCTGCCTGGCCTGGCGTGCATTAAGTTTAAATTTGCGGAAGAACACATCAATTTGTCCTTCAAAGTTCTGTTCAATATAAAACTCTCTAAGGTCCCACGCTTTATAAACATTGCCGTCAAAACTTTTATTTTCGGTTAAGGAAAATGCACCGTTTCCGAAAGTTCCCACACTTCTTAAATTTTCATAGTTAGCATTGGCAAAATTGGAAGTTGCTGCATATCTTCTTGCAAATAAAATATCGCGCACTTGTTCCAAATAATCTTTATACTTTTCGCTTAATTTTACGTCGGTTAAACTCAGTCCGTGCCAAGTTTGTGTTTTGGGCGTTGTCAGTCCGTCCATAGCACTTGCCCATTTATTTATGGCAAGAGAGGCGGTGGAGTCATACTTTTTCCAACCGCTTTTCGGTTGCCCGGTAACGTGTTCGCTTTGGAAGCAAGCATTTTTCGGGCTTGTTCTTTGGGCGATAAAATCCCAAATTGCATCCCAATTAGAACGCACCGCTTGCATTTGTTCTAAGCGCTCAATAAGTAATTTTGCCTTTGCGTTATCCATTATTATTCCCCAAGCAATTTTTTAGCCGCGGTACTCATACCGGCGGTTCTATAATCTTGCGTTAAAATATTTGCTGCTCTGCCACGTCTTTGCGCAAAGCGTCTGCGTTCGTCTGCAATATTTTTAGTATCGTCAGTTACAGTTGTCGGCGTAACGGTACTTTGTACTGCCGGCATTTTAGGTGTTTTAAATAATCCGCTCATATTTTCTCCTTGGTTACTACCAATTATTCATTTGGTTATTTACAAAAGTGTACTGCCCAATTCTTGTACGTCTTAAATTGCTTTGCGCCGGCTTTTTCGTTTTCCAAAGCCAAACGCACATCATTAAAGCGTCTGCAAAGTCCGGGCTTTTCACGCCTTTAGCGCGCATAACTTCTTTCGGGATCATCATTTTTTGCCCGTGCCTGTTATATGTATATCTCAGTCGTGCCAAGTCATTTATAATTTCCGGCGTTTTAACAAAAAGCCAGCCCTTACCTGCAAGTTCCTTGATATAGAAATAAATTTCCGTCCTCAAGTTTGCGTAAGGGCTGGTCTTGGCATTTGGGGTGTTATGGAACTCGGTAAGGCCATAATTTTTATTCACTAAATCTTTTAAGTTATCGTAATATCCTTGGCCGAGTCCGTCGCAGTCCACAGTCCCGTTCGTTAAATTCATTTGCCTACCAAAGTCAGCAATGCGCCCAACACTATGCAGCGCATCTTTTCCCTGCCAACTGTCTGTCGCTACCTCGGCAAATTTAAAACCGCCAACACTCTCGCCCACAAAAGCCACACAATTATCTTTTCCAAATCTTGCCAAGTCAGCACCCAAATATCTTTCAGCCGGTATACCGTCAAAACTCTCTTTAATTTTTGCAAGTTCTTCCGGTGTTAAAAGCAAATCGTCTGCGTCAAGCACATTAAAATCGTTCATAATGTACTGCTTAAAATGTTCCGGGGCGTCGTGTTCCTGGGCGCGTAAGTCCGCCACATAACTTTCCGGCAAATTGTGCGCATTAGCAAAACTGCTTGCAGTTGCACAAAAATAATTCGGCTTTTCATAAGAAACTTGCCCCGTCGGTGCGTCGTACACTTCGCTTTTTGCACCTTCAATAAACCTTTCGTAAATCCAATTATGCCCGCAAGCGTTAGCAATTAAAAATCCGCAAGTATTTTCCGCGCGTCTTAAACGATCGCGCAAGAAGTCAAAAATATCGCTTGTTTCATATTCTTCGGCCTGTTCTATACCGAAAAAGGAAAGGTTAATATTTTTAAGCACGTTAATATCGGTCATATCGCCGTGTCTAAAAATTATTTTGCTTTTGTTTGGGAACTCATATTCTTTTGTGCTTTCTTTGATTTTGACATTAAAATATCTCTCAAAGTCCGCAATGGTGGAGTCGCGCAAGTCAGTATATTCCCGGCGCACAATTAGGCCGAGTGCGCCGGGGTTTTTCTCGCAGTAATGATATGCTTTTAATAGAAAGGCAAAAGTTTTACCGGTGCCTACTCCGGACACTAAACAAGAAAATCTCTCCTTAGAAAGTATGAATTTTCTTTGGTACCAATTCAATTTTAAGCGTTTTTCAACGTCGGGCATTATTCATCCTCTCCAACAATTTTGATAATGGTACGAGATGTTTCTTTTAGATTAAGGTTATCTTCAAAAAGCCCATAATGCTTGCCCATAAGTTCATTTGCTTTTAAGATAACAGATTGCATCTTACTGTCGCCACTTTCTTGTTTGGCGATTTTGGAAATATTCTCAAGCACTTCTTGGCTTGTAATAATACTTTCGCTTGCTGCTTTACTTCTAAGGAACTCAACCCTTGCAGAAACCTTGCTATTTTTTTTCAGACGGCTGGCCGCTTCCCAAATTGTTTTATCTTTTGTAGTTTTTTTAGGTTTGTAAACTTCTCGGTATGCTTCGGTGGCACTTTTCCCCTCAACGATTAAGCGTGCAAACTTTTCTTGTCTTGCGGTCAAGTTCTCGGCTGTTCTCGTCGGGTTTTTCTTTTCTTCCGGTAAATTAAAAAGGCCAAGTGCCATTGTGTTTTCCTTCCTGCACTTGCCCCAAATAAAAAAAGTTACTACCTGCTTTTTATGCGGGTAAAGTAACTATACGCTGATAGTATAATATTTTTTTTTGCATTTGTCAAGGGGGTTTTTTATCGTCGTA